GTGCGAGCCGTTCTTGTAGTAGCGGCGGCGGAACAGGGTGGCTGCCTCATTGAGCCAGGCGGAATGCAACGCCGGGATGTAGTCGGGTAGCCCGTAGATTTCCTGGTTGATGTCGCTGTCGCGCAGGTGGAAGACCTTTCCGGCTGGAAAGTCATGCTCCTGCAGGTAGCCCTGCACGAACCAGAATTCGCCGGGCAAGCGTCCGCGCCGAACGTAGCGAGAGAGGGCGGGTTGCAGCGCCATCACCTTGCCGGAACGCGCATCGCGCCGCTCCAGGTAGCCGTTTCCGAACACCAGGTAGTTCAGGACGAAATCCGCGAACGCCGTGCGCGACAACAGCGGGTGCGGGACGTAGGTCGACGCCAGCACATTGCGCTTCAATTGGATCGCCGAGGCGTGGTGCACCGCCGAGCGGTAGCTCTTGGCCAGGCCATCCATCGAAATCGGCGGATCGAACCAATTCCCCATCCAGGGAGATTCCAGGTAATCGAGAATCTCGCGGGCATCCAGCACCGATTCCGGCTCGCCGAATGTGAAGGCCTCGAAGTTGTGGTCGGTGGCAACGGTTTTTTCCGGGGTCATATCAGTAAATCTCCATGATGTTCGTGCCCTGGGCGGTGCGGCCTTCCAGTGGCTCATTGGCGAGGGCGTGCATCGTTGCCCAGGCGAGATCGGCGTGGCTGGTATCTTCGGATCGCCCCGCCTCGAAGGTTGGTTGCCGTCCGCTCTCTGTGGTGGTCTTGCGGATAGCCAGGAATGAGGCGGTCATTTCCTTCCATCCGGCGTCGTATTCCAGCCGGCCCTTGCTGATCACGTCGGCGGCCTTGAGTACCAGTCCCATCTTCACGGCGGGTGAATAACTGAACGCCCGGGCGGCGGGGAAAAACTTGGTGACCAACTGGTAAACGCCCTGGCCGACGCCGGTCACATCGACGCCGATGTAGGTCACGTTGAAGTCCTGAGTCACCTTGCGGATCGCCTCCGCCTGGTGCTCGAAATCCATGCCCTTGAACTGCTGCCTGAACAGGACGCGGAACTTCCCGTTCGGCACCAGGGGCGGCGCCAGCACCACCAATGCAGCCGTGTCGCCGGTGTGGGACGGGTCATAGCCAACCCACACTTCACGGTTTCCCAGCGGGCGCAGCGCGAACGGCTTGAAGTCCTCCCAGACCACCCAGCTATCCACCAGGCAGCGCTGCATCACGCTGAACGGGAACACCGAAGCGGAATCGTCGATGAACTCGCACATGAACAGATTGGCGAATTCGGCCGGCGAGTACTCGCGCAGGATCTGCTCGCGGTCGAACAGGTTGCAGCCGCCGGCCATCGCGTCATCGAGGGTGACGATCTGGCGCCACTGCCCATCGCCGCCGCGCACGCCGGCCGCCAGCGCCGCATGGCTGATGTCGATTTCCGCCCGACTGGCGACGTCGCGGCCCTTGTTGAACAGCGCCCCGGTCCAGAACGGATAGGCATCGTGCAGCAGGCTCGACGGCGTCGAGAAATACGTCTGCCGCCAGTGCCGGTGCGCCGCCATGCCGGAGGCAACCTTGCGTAGCTCCTGGAATTTGTGGATCCAGAAATACTCGTCCACGTACAGATTGCCGTGGTAGCTCTGCGCCGTGCGGCTGTTCGTGCCAAGGAAGTGCAACTGGGCGTCGTTGGGCAGAATGATCGGGTCGCCCTTCAGCTCGACGTCGGCGGCATCCTTACCGAACTGCTGGATGTACGACTTGAACACATGCGCCTGCGCCTTCGAAGCGCTCAGAAAAATCTGATTGCGGCCCGTCTTCACCGCATCGTCCAGCGCCTCACGGGCGAAGTACCAGGTGGCGCCGATCTGCCGCGATTTGAGGATGTTGCGAATCCGCTCCACCAGCCCGGCGCGATACCAGCCGCGCTGGTAATCGAAGATCGCATCCAGGAACGCCTCATGCAGGCGCTTTTCCTGCTCCGGGCTGAATTCGTTTTTCTGCGTCTTGCGGTGCGCCTTGCCGCCGTTGCTGCGCGCCGGGTTCAGGTCCGCCTCATTGTGGGTTTCCTGGTAGCGGCCCACTCGGGCCAGGCGCTCGATCTGGCGCCCGAGGAGGTCGATTTCCTTGAAGTCGCGCCCATCTTTATCCGGCTTGTTTACCAGCGCCACCAGCCGCGCTTCGATGGACTGCTCGACCCGGTCGGTAGCCGACGACTCATCCCATTTGTCGCGGCGCTTCCAGCTATGAATAGTCGGCACCTTCACGTCCAACAACTCGGAGATGCGCGTCACGCGCAGCCCCTGCCAATACAGATGGCGCGCCCGGCGGCGCGGGTCGTATTCCGGGCTATCCGGGCTGGGGGAGGTAGGGGAGTCGTGCGAAACCATGCGGCGCAGGGTAGCCGCGCCCGTGGAGGCCGCCGGATGCGGGTAGATGTAGCGCCGCAATCCACAACAGCGGGGCATTGCCCGCCCCGCGCGTGGCGGGAAACCATGCCGGCACGTCCGGGAAAGTCCGGGAAAGTCCTGGACACAACACTACCCACCAGAGGGCCGACATGCCGAATCCCAAGAGCAAATTCTTCCGCGTCCTGACCGAGGGCGACACCACCGACGGTCGCGTGGTTGAGCGCGCCCACATCGAGCAGATGGCCGCCACCTTTGACCGCGCCAAGTACGGCGCGCGGGTCTGGATGGAGCACTACCGCAGCGCGCTGCCTGACTCTCCCTTCCGTGCCTACGGCGACGTGCTCGCGGTGAAAACCGAAGAAGTCACCCTCGGCGACCAGAAGAAGCTCGCGCTGCTCGCCCAGATCGACCCGACCGGCGACCTGGTTGCCATGAACAAGGCGCGGCAGAAGATCTACACCTCCTGCGAGGTGGACCCGAACTTCGCCAAGTCCGGCCAGGCCTACCTGGTCGGCCTCGCCGTCACCGACAGCCCGGCCAGCCTCGGCACCGAACTACTGGCCTTCGCAGCCGGCGCCAAGCTCAACCCGCTGACCGCTCGCAAGCAGTCGCCCGACAACCTGTTCACCGAGGCGCACGAAGTGACGCTGGAATGGGAAGACGCACCGGGAGAAACCGCCGGTGCCAGCCTGTTCACCAAGGTAAAGGAATTGCTCACCGGCAAGGGCAAGCAGGACGCAGGGCAGTTCGCCGACCACGTCCAGGCCATCGAGGCCATTGCTCTGAGCCAGCGCGATGCGCTGGACCAGGTGGCGCAGCTCAACGCCACCCTGAAGGGGCTGGAAGGCAAGTTCAGCGCGATGGCCGACAAGGCCGCCGCCGCCTGGCAGGAATTCACCGCCCTCAAGGCCGCGCTCGACAAGGCCCCCGAAGACAAGAAGCGGCCCGAAGCTTCCGGCGGTACCGGCGCCAGCGCCACCGACTGCTGATCGCCACCCGACACCGAACCCCAGGAGCAAGACCACCATGCGCAACGAAACCCGCCAGGCCTTCAACGCCTACCTGAAGCAGATCGAAACTTTGAACGGTGTGCCCGACGCCACCACCAAGTTCACCGCCGCCCCCAACGTCGAGCAGAAGCTGGAAAGCCATATCCAGGAAAGCAGCGCCTTCCTGGCCAACGTCAACAGCTACGCGGTTGACCAGCAGACTGGCGAGAAGATCGGCCTTTCCATCGGCGCCACCATCGCCGGCCGCACCAACACGGCCACCACCGACCGCCCCACGCAAGACCCCACCGCGTTCGACGATCGCCAGTACGAGTGCAAGCAGACCAACTTCGATACCCACCTGACCTACGCCAAGCTCGACGCCTGGGCCAAGTTCCCCGACTTCCAGACCCGCATCCGCAACGCCATCGTCCAGCAGATGGGCCGCGACCGCCTGATGATCGGCTGGAACGGCACCAGCGCCGCCGCCACCACAGACCGCGTCGCCAACCCGCTGTTGCAGGACGTCAACATCGGCTGGCTGAAGAAGCTGCAAACCCAGGCCGCCGCCCGTTACATGACCGAAGGCGGCACCGCCAATCAGATCCGTGTCGGCACCGGTGGCGACTACGCCAATCTCGACGAACTCGTCTACGACATGCGCAGCAACCTGCTCGCCCCCTGGTTCGCCCGCGACAGCGACTTCATCGCCGTGTGCGACAGCAGCATGCTCGACGAGAAGTATTTCCCCCTCGTCGGCCAGCACGGCGGCACCCCCACCGAGAGCAACGCCCTCGACCAGATGCTCGCCGCCAAGAAGCTGGGCGGACTGCGCGTGGCCGAAGTGCCGTTCTTCCCGGCGCGCACCATCTTCCTCAGCATGATCGGCCCCGGCGGCAACTCCAATCTGTCCATCTACTGGCAGAGCGGAACCCGCCGCCGCACCGTGTTGGACAACGCCAAGCGCGACCGCATCGAGAATTACGAGAGCGTCAACGAGTCCTACGACATAGAAGACCTGTCGGCGGCCTGCGCCGCAGTCAACATCAAGCTGCCCGACGGTGCCGGCGGCTGGGCCTGATCGCCATGATGTCTCCCGCCATGCGTCACAAGCTGCGCGCCACCGGCGCGCAGCGGGGTGAACAGCCCGCCATCCGCGCCGACGCCACGCTCTACGAGCAGATGCTGGTCAAGCTGGCGGCGGATCGTCGCCGCCTGCATGACGTCCAGAGCATCGAGCGGCGCGCCGAGGTCAAGCGCGAAATCCTGCCCGATTACGTGCCATGGATCGACGGCGTCCTCGCCGGCAATCAAGGCGTGCAAGACGACGTGCTGATGACCTCATGGTCTGGCGCATCGACTCCGGCGACCTCGCCGGCGCCATGCAGATCGGCCGCTACGCCATCGCACACAACCTCGCCATGCCCGACCAGTACAAGCGCACCACGGCTTGTCTGCTGGCCGAGGAAGCGGCGGAAGTGGCGCTACGCGGCGGCACCGAACAACCCGGCGACGCGAATCAACTGCTCGCCGTCGGCGACCTGGTGGTCGAGCAGGACATGCCGGACGAAGTGCGCGCCAAGCTGTTCAAGGCCATCGGCTACGCGCTGGCGCCGGACAGCAAGAAAGCAGCGATCGCCATCTTCAAACGCGCGCTCGAACTGCACGCCAAGGTAGGCGTGAAGAAAGACATCGAACGTCTGGAGCGCGAAATCAAGAACTCTGCCGATGCTGACGATGGGGAAACCCAGACCGGCCCCGGCTGACACCGAGCGGACCCCGCAACCGTGCGGCTCGGTGGGGAGGCAAGGCGCCTACTCCTCGCCTCGCCGAACCACCGACCACCGCACCCAACGGAGATAAACAGTGAGCGACATCATCGAGCGCGGCATCGCCGCCGGTGAACCGAAAAACCGCACGCCGGCCAGCGAAGGCACGCTGGCACGTATCGCGAATACGCTGAAATCAGACCGAGAATCAAACCTTCTGGTCTCATCGCTCCGATCCGCCTGGCGCGACGATTTCAACGGCGCCGCCCTCAACCCCGACACATGGCAGATCGTCCGCAACAATCCAGGCCAGACCATTAGCCTCGCGGGCGGCGAACTCACCATCGGCGCAGGCACCGTGGCGAGTGAGGAAACGATCATCCGGTCGCTTGTTCCGCTGTCCATCCCCTTCCGCGTCTGGTTCATCGGCCGCCTCTCGCAGCGTATCGCCAACCAGGAAATCTTTATGGAAGTCGTGAATGCTGTCGGTGACATGGCGGCAAGCTGGAAGCTGGACGCCACCACGGCCACCAATGGGAAGTACATCGCCACCAATGGTGGTAACGGTGCGCTGTCTGCTGCCGTTACTATCGCCACCACCGCTTCCGATTCGATCATCGAAATAGAACTCGCCCCGGATGAGGCGTGGTTCTCAAGTCGGTTGGCGGACAGCCGTGTGGCCAAGAGCGGAAACTGGTGTTTGTCTCGGAATATCCCGGACCCCAACGATACGTACTACGTGCAAATCCGTGTAGTGAACCTGGGCGTCGCTCCGGCCAGCAACACCAACCTGATCCTGGGTGCTGTGGCTGTGCAGGACATCAATGAACTCACCGCCGAGATCACGGGTGGGCGAGGCGACACGGGGAGCGCCAAGGCAGTACCTGTGCAGGTGACCAACACACCTGCGGTTACGAGTACCAGCACAATGCTCGCGCATTCGACCACCACAGGGGACTCGACTCATAGCCACACCGTCAGTGCTGCGTCGAACAATGCGACCAGCGTCAAAGCGAGTGCCGGGTCGATTGGCTCCATCGTGGCGTGCAACAACTCGGCCGGCTGGCGCTACTTGAAGATCTACAACAAGGCCAGCGCGCCCGCACCGGCTACGGATGTGCCCATTCGCACTATTGGCATCCCGCCGGGCGGCACCGTCGACATGCAGCACGCCATCGGCCTGCGATGCTCTTTGGGTATCGCCATCGCCATCGTCGCCGGCATCGCCGCAAACGACAACACCGCCATCGGCGCCAACGAAGTGGCCGTCAGCATCGCTCACGTCTAACAGGAGAAACCCATGCCGTTGCAAAAGACCAAAACCCTGACCTACGCCATCAAGCGCACGATCATTACAGACGCCTGGGACGCCGAGATCGAAGTTGCCGAGATGGATGGCGATACCGAACTGCGCCGCGTCACCGTCACCGCCTCGACGGCGGAATGCGCGGCGATGCTG